GCGACAACAACCTTTTCATCCACGCCTACGCCATGTTCAAGGATGCTCTCATCCGTAAGAACGGCTTTGGCAAAATCTGGTGGGATGAGACTGAAACAGTAAAGACCTACGAGATTGAGGGCATCGACGAGAACGCCTACATGGTTCTCATGTCCGACCCAGAAGTCGAGCTTCGTGAGGTTGAAGTAGAATACACTGAGACTGAGATGCTGACCCCTGAAGGCATCGCTACAGTCGTTCAGATGCCAGTCTACAGCGCCACAGTCGTCCGTAAGGAGAAGGAAGGCCGCCTTAACGTAGCTGCGCTGCCTCCTGAAGAGCTTTTGATTGATCGCCGTGCTAAGTCTATCAATGACTTCGAGTTTATCGGCCATCGTCGTTACATGACTGTCTCTGAGCTTGTGGCTATGGGTTACGAGCAGGACGAAGTTGAGAACCTTGGCTACGAAACACAGGACGACTTCGAAGGCAACCAAGAGACGTTTGACCGCAACCCGCAGGCAACCATCCTTGGCGCTGGCCGGACTGACGTATCAGCTAAGAAGGTTCTCTACATTGAGGGCTATCTCTACGTTGACATGGACGGAGACGGGATTGCCGAGCTTCGTAAGGTCTGCGTAGGTGGTAACGCTTACAAGCTGCTGCACCAAGAAGCTGTAGACGACCATCCGTTCTTTGACTTCTGCCCTGATCCAGAGCCTCACACGTTCTTCGGTATGTCCGTTGCTGACGTTGTGATGGACATTCAGCGCATTAAGTCGTCGATTATGCGCAACACGCTGGATAGCTTGGCTCAGTCGATCTACCCCCGCATGGGTGTCGTTGAAGGCCAAGCGTCTATTGAAGACGTTCTGAACACCGAAGTTGGCGGCATCATCCGCATGAAGTCGCAAGGTGCTGTGCAGCCGTTCGTAACACCGAACGTATCTCAGGCGGCCTTCCCCATGCTGCAATACATGGATGAGGTTAAGGAGAGCCGCACAGGCATCACGAAGGCATCTGCTGGCCTTGACCCGTCTGCACTGGCTTCTGGCACTGCAACGGCTGTTAACGCCGCTGTAACGGCCTCTCAGCAGCATATTGAACTTATCTGCCGCATCTTTGCCGAGACTGGCTTTAAGACGATGATGGATAAGGCTCTGAAGCTGCTGGTGAAGAACCAAGACAAGCCGCGTATCGTTCGTCTGCGTAACCAGTTTGTCCCCATCGACCCGCGTGTTTGGGACGCAAACATGGACGTTGTGGTGAATGTTGCGTTGGGAACAGGCTCAGATCAACAGAAGATGGCCTTCTTGAACGTCATCGCTCAGAAGCAAGAGATGCTGTTGCAGCAACTTGGGCCAATGAACAACCCGTTGGTGTCGATGAACAACTACTACAACACGCTTGAGCAGATGCTGGCTGTTGCAGGGTTCAAGGATGTTACGCAGTTCTTTGAGAACCCGCAGAACTTCCAGCCGCCCGCTCCGACACCTCCTCCGCCCAGCCCAGAGCAAATCTTGGCACAGGTTCAGGCGCAGAGCATCCAAGCTGACATCCAGAAGAAGGCCGCAGAGCTTGAGTTGCAGCGTGAAGAGATGCTGCTGAAGGATGACCGCGAGCGCGATAAGATTGACGCAGAAGTCATGATTAAGGCCGCTGAGATTGAGGCAAAATATGGCACGGCTGTAAACACGGCTAACATCGAAGCCCTGATGCAGCGTGACCGCGAATTGCTCCGTCAGCAAGGCAATGTGCAGAAAGCCATGGTTGCAGCCCAGCAGCAGGCTCAGGCCGCACAAGACCAGCAGTTTGTAGACCAGATTGCAGAAGAGCAGATGGCTCAGATCGCCGCCCAAGAACAAGGAATGATGTAATGGCAGAAGATGTTGGCAACATTGGCGGCCTCCTGACACCGCGTGAAGACTTCGTTCCCAATCTTCAAAGCGCCTATGGTGCTATTATCCAGAACGCGCCTGATTATCAGTATTTCACGGCTCCGCTGTCTAATCTTGGCAACGCGACTTCCATGTATGGTGGGCAGAACAATCTGGTTGTAGCTGCTGATACGCCTATCCGCGTGGTTAACAACGCAACTGGCGAAGTGATTTACTCTGGCACTGGATACGAAGGCGCTCGTGCGGCAATTGACGCGGCCAATTCTCTGTCAATGTCTGCTGGCAATAAGGCTAACTGGGACATTCAGGTAACTCGTCCAGGCGGCAATTCCTTTGAAAGCGTATCAACAGACCGTCCGAACAGCCGAACGCTTGGCCTCCTTGCCGACATTGCACTTCCCGTTGCTGGCAGCTTCATCCCTGGGATTGGGCCTGTTCTGGGCGCCGCTCTTGGTTCGGGGGCATCAAGTGTAGCGCAAGGAAGAAGCCTAGAAGACACGCTTATGCGCGCTGCTATTGCGGCTGGCGGCTCATACCTCGGCGGGCAAGTGCTTGGTAAAGCAGGGGCGGGGGCATCATCAGGTTCGTCTGCTATCAATGCGGACCTAATCCCGAACGCTCTTAGCGGCCTTAATTTCGGAAGCATTGCAAGCACAGCTATCCCGGCTGGCGTAGGTGGGGCGGCAACAAATTTAACGGGTGACCTTCTTGTAAATGCCATTCTCAAGGCCGCTCCTAACACCACTGGTTCAATTGTGGGTAGTTCAATTGCCAATGTAGCGCAAAATGCTGTTAACACATCTCAGCCGTCTACGACCAAAACTGACGCGGTAACCCGCGATGAATATGGCAACGTTGTAGATGACACTGGTGCAATTGTGGCTACGGCTGGAGGCAAGGCCCCAACAAACCTATTGCCTGCCGCTTTAGCTACTGGTGCGGCTGCAACTGCGGCGGCTGCGGCCAATGCTACTGGAGCAACCACAACGGCAGCTGAACAGGCGGCAACAAGAACAAGCCTAACGCCAGAGCAAACGGCTGCGCTAAATGCTGGCGCTACGGCTGGTGGCGTTTTCGGGACTGGCCTTAGCCTTGCTGAACTTGCAACGCTTGGAAGCCTTGGTGCTTCTGCTGTCGGCAGCCTGTTTGGCGGCAGTGGCTCTGGCGGCACTGGAACTGGAACGCCTTACGTCTCGCCGTTTGGCGCTGGCCCTGCAATCGGTGGCGCTGACTTCCGCGTGAACCCGAACATCCAGAACTACGAGCAGTATGGTTTTGGCGGTGAAGCTACGTTCTTCCGCCCTGAATATAACAAGCTCGTAAGTTCTGGCGCTTCTATGGGTGGCGCACCGATTGGCGGGACAGCGACGACCAATACACCGACATACACTCCGTTGATTGGCGGAACCACAACAGGTGGCACGACGACCACTGGTGGAACAACAACTGGTGGAACAACCGCAGTTACCAAGCAAGAGCGCCCAGCAGGCTTCACTGGCGTTGTTTCAGGCCAACAGATTGGTGACACACAAGTCGTAGATGGAACCACTTGGCAGTGGGGTGGTGATAACGTTGGCTGGCAGATGCAGTATAAAGACCAAGCAACTGGTCAGACAAAAGTGCTTCCGGGCAACGGCGCTACAAACGTCTCATCGTTCAAAAACAACCCTACTGTGGCCGTTAATCAGCCGTATTTCGCGCAGAACACGGCGAATATCCCCGGTTGGGCTGAAACATATCAGGGCTTCCAGCGTGGTCTGATGAGCGAAGGCATCACTGGAGACCGCAAGGCAGCAGCCGAACGTGAGCTGTTCTCAGCTATCGAGACGCAGCCATTTGCTAATCCGCAGGCTCTCGTTGACTACGCTCGGACAGTTTACAACAAATACACAGGGCCTAGCCTCATCTAATGGACAAAGTAGAGATCATTGGACGCGCTAACCACGCAAAGCGCCTTCTAGAAGATGAAGCGCTTCTGGACGCAATTGCTGAGGTTGAGGCTGATATTTATCTTGAGTGGCGCACATCTGCTGTTGGCGATGACCGTGCGCGCCAAGACCTGTTTCACACGCTCAAAGGACTAGAGCGTTTGAAAGCACGCCTACAGGCAATCCTTGAAGCAGGAGTGCTTGCCTCAAGGAATTAACATTTATGAAAAAAGGTGATATATGACGGAACAAGTCGGCAACCCCGATACTGGGATCGGCCTCCACGAAGCAACCTTAGCCATCAGCAAACTGCTCGGCCCTGAAGAGGACAACCAAGGCGAAGCTGAGGCGCTAGACCCGGAAACGGGTGAGGCGGAAGCGGAATACGAAGACGAACCCGAAACCTCAGAAGAGGAAGATGGCGAAGGCGAGTATGACGAAGAAGCCGAACTGGACGAAGAAGATGGTGAGGAAGAAGCATCCTCGCAGGAACTTCCTGATGATGTCACAGTCAAGGTAAAAGTTGACGGTGAAGAAGTGGAAGTCACCCTAGCAGAGCTTCGGAATGGCTATTCTCGGACTTCAGATTACACACGAAAGGCGCAAGCTCTCGCTGAAGAACGCAAGGCGTTTCAGTCGGAAGCAGAAACCATTCGTCAAGAACGCGCTCAATACGCTGAACTTCTGCCTTTGCTCCAGCAGCAACTGATGCAGCAAGCCAGTGCAGAGCCTGATTGGGACACTCTTTATAACGAAGACCCCATTGAGGCGGCGCGGTTAGAACGGCAGTGGCGTAAATCCCGTGAAGAGCAAACGTATCGCTTGCAGGCCATTCAGGCTGAACAGCAGCGTCTCGCACAGGAGCAAGCTACCGACCAAGCACGAGCCATTCAGGCTTTTGTGGAAGCTGAACGTGCCAAGTTACCTGATGTTATCCCAGAGTGGAGCAATCAGGAGACAATGGTTCGAGAGGCAAAGGAACTTCGTGAGTGGGCATTAGCCCAAGGGCTGACCGAACAAGACGTTGAAGGTCTGCGCCAAGCAAGTCACGTTGCACTCCTCCGCAAAGCCATGCTGTATGATAAGGGCCGCACTAAGGTGCAACAGGCCAAGAACGCCCCTAAGAAGGCTTCTAAGGTCATTAAGCCCGGTAGCAATGGTTCACAGGTCAATGGTCGTTCAACCGAGGTAAAGAGAGCTTCTCAGCGCCTTGTGCGTAGTGGTCGTATCACAGATGCGGCTGCTCTTTTGGAACAACTCATTTAAGGACTTAAAGTTATGGCTATTGTTACTAATACCTTCACTCGCTATTCGGCGATTGGTATCCGTGAAGACCTGTCGAACGTCATTTACAACATCTCGCCGGAAGAAACCCCGTTCATCTCGAACGTGTCTCGCGAGAATGTGAAGAACACCTACTTCGAATGGCAGACGGACGCTCTGGACGCCGCTTCTTCGTCGAACGCCGCTCTGGAAGGTGACGACATCTCGTCGTTCTCCGCTGTTACGCCGACCGCTCGTGTTGGTAACTACACGCAGATCAGCCGTAAGGATGTCATCATCTCCGGCACGCTCGAAAGCGTTGACAAGGCTGGTCGTCGTTCGGAACTGACCTATCAGCTTGCTAAGATGGGCGCTGCTCTGAAGCGTGACATGGAAAGCTCGCTGTTGGCTAACCAAGCCGCTGTTGCTGGTAACACCACGACTGCTCGTCGCACGGCTGGTCTGCCCGCTTGGTTGACCTCGAACACCTCGTTCGGCACGGGTGGTGCTGACCCGACTGTTGGCTCGACCCCGACTGCTGCCCGCACGGACGGCACTCAGCGTGCCTTCACGGAAGCTCTTCTGAAGGACGTTATCGCTGAAGTCTGGACTTCTGGCGGCACTCCGAAGATGCTCATGGTTGGCGCGTTCAACAAGCAGGCTGCTTCGGCATTCTCCGGCATCGCCACGAAGTTCCGTGACGTTCCGGCTGGCCAGCAGGCTCAGATCATCGGCGCGGCTGACGTTTATGTGTCGGACTTCGGCACCGTGAACATCGTTCCGAACCGCTTCCAGCGCGCTCGTGACGCTTTCGTGGTTGATCCTGAGTATGCTTCGCTCGCCATCCTGCGTCCGATCCAGCAGATGGAACTGGCGAAGACGGGTGACGCTGAGAAGCGCCTGATGCTCGTCGAGTATGGCCTGAAGGTTTCGAACCAGGCTGCACACGGCATTGTCGCCGACCTTACGACTTCGTAAGATGGGTGTGGGGAGGGGTTTCGGCCTCTCCCCTAACTCTTTGGAGGGAAAATGACCAAACGAATTATCGAAGACGATAGCGCCACAACAGGCATCGTAACCTCGTTCCATTATGACGCTGACAAAGATGAGGCGATCATCCAGAAGGAACAGGACGTAACGGCTATCATCGAAGCCAACAAAGCAGAATTTAACGAAGCCCCCGAACGCTGGGGTGAGTGGACGAAGGTTGGCTCTATCCCCATTTCAGTGTATTACGAGCTTGAGCGCCAAGGCATCCTGCATGACCAGAAGGCACTCGCTAAATGGCTGAATGACCCTGACAACAGAGCATTCCGCACAAGGCCGGGAACGATTTAATGGCTATTACGACCTATTCAGAGTTGAAAACGGCAGTAGCGGACTGGTTGAACCGTTCCGACCTTACTTCTGCTATTCCTAACTTCATCGCCCTTGCTGAAGCGCAGATGAACCGTCAAATCCGCCACCGCAAGATGGTGACACGGGCTGATGCAACTCTGGATACGCCGTATTTTGCTGTTCCGAGCGATTGGCTGGAGAACATTC